GCAATCGCTAGACATACTGATGGACGTTTTTAGAATGAAATAGCCCTGTCCATTACCCGCATTCCCTCCAATGCCGTTAATATTTTCCGGATCTAGTGTTGGGGTAGTTTCTACTAAAGAGATTGACTGAGAGGGGAAACTATCTGCTCCTGTTCCTGGTTGAAATATGGTTTGCTGTACTGAAATATTAGGATTGTTCGCAAACCTTAGAGAAACTGGTAATTCTTCGAAGACTTCGGCTAACGATAAATTATTAAATCTAAAATTCCCATCACCTGTAATTGATAAATTCAGTTCATTGGTGTCAAATCTAACCATTAGATAATCGTAATTATCTGTTCTATCAATTATGGGGAATGATAGACCCTTTCCTTTAGCGCATCTCCAGAAAGTAATTAAATGTTCTAGTTCCTCTGTTTTGAACTCAGCTGATTCTGAGGTGAATCTAGATTTCTGTGCTCGATACCTTGTCGTTCTGAGATCATAATCAGAACGAAGATTAACTACTTCAACATCATCTTTAAAACTCAATACAGACTTTTTCCATCTGAAGATATTAAAAGTTGGCAATTCTCCAAATTCATCAATTACCGAATCATAGGGATCTTCTCTAATTTCTTCAAGACTGAATGTTTGTGATTTAAAGTTTTTAGAGGATTGGTCTAGTATATTGACTTGAAATTCTAGATTTGTTTTGGCAAAAGTAACGGGAACATCAAAGGTAAAATCTGTGGTCAATGAACCTGTGGGCGGGTTTAGAAAAGTAATCTTTCCTTTCTCTAAATTCCAAAGATTATTAACAGCTCCATCTTCATAAACTGTTATCTTATCTGGTCTGGTAATTGCTCTATAGTGAATACAGCCGCCTAACATATATAGCTTATATAGCTGAAACTCCGTTCTTGTGCCATCAGGTTCGGGGAATAGAATTCCTTGAGTTGATGAACCATGAACATTATCTTTAACCGTCGCTGTAGCTTGATAGTCTAAGCAATCTCTATAACGAAAACCTAAGCTATTCGCCCTTGTTGTGCGGAAAAAGTCTTTTAAATAATCTAACCAATCTTTTGTTAAATTATTTCGTGACAACTCAAAATTAAGAAATGGGGAAAGCCATTTTATTGTTCTCTCTTCGTCTCCTTTGCTATTTTCTAAGGGATTAGTATTGAAATTTAGACTTATGGAAGAACCTAGGGAAGTTCTCGTTTTTAATTGCTCATCGTAAAAAGTAACCAATTTGTATAATCTTTACATTAAGATAATATTTTTGTAATAATTAAGAATACACAACGCCTCTTGATTATAAAATGTCGAAATTTCTTTATAAAAAAAACAATATTTCTACTGAGACTTTATCAAAATTTATTAAAGTTGAGGATTTGCCTGTAATTTTATGGGAGATTTCTCAGTTTATCGGTCTACATAGAACTTTAAAGTTTTTTGATAAAGCTAAAGGAAAAAAAGTTTTTGTCCCCACACAATATAGTGGCAAAATTGCAATACTTCAATATGTGTCAGATTATGAGGCTAAATTGCTGATCAAGGAGATACCTGGAATATCGGTTGATCTTAGGGCGAAAAATGTGTCGCTGGAACGTGTGTTTGCTCGGGCTTTTCGGAGATATGTTCAAAAGCAGTATCGGCAGCAATTAGCTGAATTTAGGAGTCGCTTTAAAGATGAGTTCCATATGTCAAACAATAACTTCTATCGCCTAATTCCCCATGAACAAGAAGAGTTGGACATGCCAAATTGGGATAAATTACTAGATTCCATTTAATGCCTAAAAAGAGCAAAATATTAACGGAGGTAGATTCCGGTACTAGAGAAAAATTAAATAAGAAATTAGTTGAGAATGGTTTTTCTCAATATATAGATTTGGCAGATTGGTTGTCTGAGCAAGGGTACACAATCTCTAAGTCTTCTATTCATCGGTATGGGAAAAAATTAGCGCAAGAATATCAGGCTATAGCAATTGCTCAATCTCAAGCACAAGTTATTGCTGAAACTCTTGGTGATGATGAAGAGGCTATGAGTATAGCTTTAACTAAAATTTCTCAAAATAAGCTGATGGATGCCGTTGTTGGCGTAGACGTGGGTGCCTATTTAGAGGAGGATGTCGTCAAGAATTTGCCGAAGCTTGTAGGAGCAATCGTAAAACTCAATCAAAGCTCTGTGAACTTGAAAAAATTCCAGTGGGAACAGAAGAGAAGAGCCGAGTTAGCGGCCAAGGAAATTACTCAAGTTGCGATCTCTGGTGGTTTATCAGACACCTCTATTGATCTGATTCAGCAACAAATTATGGGGGTAGTTAAGTAATGGAAGCTCAAAAACCAAAAGTTGAGTTTTACCCTATTCCTGAAGGGACTGTATTGACTTTAGAGAGTAAGGATGAGCAATCAGCGACGGTTGAGGAACTGATATCTGTTTTGATGCATTTGTCGATTAATCGAGAAGGGCAAAAAGTTAAATATTGGATTCAATTGGAGGGGTTAACTAACTAATTGAAACTAAGACCAAAAAATAATTTAGAGGGGGTATTACTAAATTTTCAGAAAGACTGGCTTAAAGATGATTCGAGTGTAAAAGTTTGGGAGAAAAGCAGACGTATTGGAGCGACTTGGGTAGAAGCTTTATCTGCTGTGCTGATTGCGGGTCGTCGGAAAAATCCCAAGGATTATTGGTACACCACTATCAATGAGGATCTGTCTAAAGAATTTATTCGCGAGGCGGCAAAATGGGCAGAACATTTAAATGTTGCTGTCCTAGAAATGGGTGAAGAATTATTTAGCACCGCTGAAAAACCGATTCGGGTTCAGAAAATTCTCTTCGCATCTGGCAAAAAAATCACTGGTGTCCCAGCTAAACCTTCAGTTCTCAGGGGTCGCGATGGTGTGCTGTGCTGTGATGAGTTCGCATTTATCGAAAATCCTCAAGAACTTTTAAAAGCTGGGATGGCGTTTTTGCAGTGGAAAGGTAGAATACGCATTCTCTCTACCCATAACGGAGAGGATAGCTATTTCAATCAGCTTGTTAAGGATGTGCGTGCCGAACGGCAAAATTATTCTCTGCACCGCACAACTTTAGATGATGCGATCTCTGATGGATTGTACCAGCGGGTATGTATCCGAGCTGGCGAGGAATATAGCCTAGAAGGTGAGCAAAAATGGCGTGATGAGTTGATCGCTTCCTATCGTGAGGGAGCGGATGAGGAATTGTTCTGTATCCCCACTAATTCTAGTGGATCTTATTTCTCAAGAATTTTGATTGAAAACGCCATGATTGAGAACATTAGCGTTTTCAATCTAACCCTGAAAGACGAGTTCTTTTTGCTTCAGGAAGAAGATAAGAAAAAACACGTTTTGGATTGGGCTACAAGTTCACTCACGCAACAGATTAGGAAGTTGTCCCGCAATTATAAAACATCTTTTGGGTTTGACTTTGGGCGTTCTGGTGACTTGTCCTACCTGATTGTTTTTCAACAACTGCCCAACTTGGTTCGTAAAGCGGCTTTTGCTCTGGAATTGCGGAATGTTCCTTTTTCTCAGCAGGAACAGATATTATTTTGGATTATTGATCGCTTGCCAAGATTTATTGGTGGTGCGATGGATTCGCGGGGTAACGGTCAGAGTTTGGCAGAAAGAACCGCGTCAAAATATGGCAGAAAATACATTCATGAAGTGCCTTTATCTATTCCCTGGTATCGGGAAAATATGCCCAAGTATAAAGCTGGGTTGGAGGATAAAAAGGTACTTTTGCCAGCGGATAGCAATCTTTTGGATGATCACCGCCTTGTTGAATCAATTGATGGTGTTCCACGATTGCCTAAGAAGAAGAATAAGGGAACCGATGGCAAAAGCCGACATGGGGACGGCGCGATCGCTTGTGCTTTAGCTTATTATGCTTCTCTACATTCTCCCGAGAACTGTATGGTTATTCATGGTTCAAGATTTGGATCAATCTGGCAAGCCGCTTAAACATTGACCATTAAACATTGATCATTGACCATTGAGTATTGATTAATGGCTAACAACTTATGGTTAGACGCAAAATAAAAGGCAAGAAAAAAGTTAGATTGGTTCCTTTTTTTAGTGAAGGGCAAAAGGTACTAACTGGTAATTTGCAGTTGGCTGAGATTCTTTATCCAACGATTCAAGAAGATAATATTCGATATCAAGTTGCTATAGGAAATGCTAAGTATGATGTCGATGGGGCTAATTTAGCGATTTTTGGTCACGGACTAGTAGGTGAGCAAATAAATTCTGCTAACTTAGCTCTTGCTGCGTTAAAACGTCATAGCGCCTATGGAATAACTTTTGAGGCACTAGTCAAAAATATTTTTGCTCATTCCAGAGCTATTATTCGCTTAACTAACGACAAGGAAATTCTTTCGAGGAAATTTAAGACTTTACAATATAGATTTAGAGCTATTTTGTTGATTGGTGTCGTTTCTATTGTTGGAAACTTGTTTCAATGGCTAATGTAGGGCATTCTTTTTATGATTACTCGTCTCTTCATAAAATAAGCTATCAAGATATTAACAAGCTTTGTGTTGCTGACATTAACCAGCTTTTTTATGATGGCTTGACTCTTCCTTTTTGGTCGGGAGAAATGCCTAAAAATTCCAATGAACTCCCTGCTTTTTGGGAGTGGTTAGAGAGGACTTATAAGAGCTATAACATTGTTGCTGAAGTTGTTAATCATTATGTTGCCGCTCTTGTTGGGCAGGATTTTGGTTTTGAGGTGGAGGGGACGAATAGCGAGGAGGCGAAAAAGGTTCTCAAAAAATGGTGGAAGTATCTTAAGAAGCATTCTATCGAACAAGGTTTAGGACATGGCGAACCGATTAAAGGGGCCGTAGCCCAAATGTTGGTACGAGATGTTGGGGACGGTTCGGGGCAGGGATATTTAAGAATATTTGAACCCCAAAAATTAGCACATTTTACAGGGGACGAGTCTTATAAAAGGTTTCTTCTGCATACTGTTTTACCGGGTAGCGTGAGCATTGAACGTGATGATGCTTGCATGATTGAAAAAATGACCCATGTTCACGGACAAACTCGGTGGGAATATGAATTATTAGATGATGGTAAAGTATCGGTTAAAGAAAACGGTGATGACGCCCAAGTAGTTAATCTAAAGTCTCGTTTCCCTATCTTTTCTGTTACCGGTCGGTGTTTGGTAACTCGTGACGTACGCGAGTTACAGATGTCGTTAAATGAAGCCTTTACTATGAAGAGGGTGAACGTCGGTCAAGCGGGTTTTAGAGAAAGGTATTTTATTAATGCTCAACCTCCGGGAAGATGGGAAAGCGATCGTGATAA